GTATGTTTTCATCAGCAAACTTAAAGCCATTCTTCTCACACCACATGGCGTAAGTAGTCTTGCTCTGCTTGCTAATGCGTTCCTTTGAACGTGAGAAAACGAAACGTATATCGAGTTCAGGAAACTGTTGCTTGACCAGCAGATGTTTTTGGCGATCAGCAGTCAAGAAACGGCCCTTTACCTCAATTATAATTCCGTTTGGTAAAACGAAATCGGGCTTGTATCGAGCATTCTTTTGAGGCTTCACGTAATTAATCACACGCTCCTCATACTCGAAGTTCACTCCCTTTTCGAGAAGTGTTTCAGCTATGCGAGCTTCAAGTCCTGATCTGTAATCAGAAGTCTGCTGCGCCGCTGTTGGTTTCTTCGTTAGTTTCAAAGCTTGTAGTATCCGTGTCGCCATCAGAAGCGTCATAGACAAACGAACCTTCAACTGCGTCGAAACCGCTTGCCTCACGCTCGATGAGGTCAATAATCTGAACCTCCTTCAAGTTCAAACGACAGCCCATTTTGGAGACAGAGATGTAACCAAGACAGCGGATCGTAGAACCAGAGGTCAAATAAATATTAGAAGGAACTGGCCGTCCTTGAGCGTCGAAGAAGCGAATCTTGTTAGGTTCACCGTCTCGTGTTTTACCGTAGGCTTTGAAACGAAACTCGATGTTGCCTGTAGGATCATCAGTTTCTTTATCAACTTCCTGCTTATACGGCAGATGCTTAGGCTTAATGCCAGATTCAGCAATTGCTTCTTTGACCTTTTCGATCAAAGGCTGTGCTTCCTTTTCAGCTACCAAGAGTGCAGTCTCGAAATGACCATCTGGGTCAGGCATGTTTCGGTTAGCCGAATCATTCCAGCTATACGGCTGATCGAGACGAGGGTACTTGGCAAGACCCTTTGGAGAGATGTAAGAGATAAAGGTTTTCTTTTTCATCGTGACTTCTTTCAGAGGTTATCGGTAGGATTACCGACCAGAGGTTAAAGTTCATCCCAAAGCTTTTGCAGATATTCTTCGAGTTGGTTGCCTTTAAGACGTTTCACCTTCTCGTCAAATACCTGTAGCTTCTCAGAACGGAGTAAACCATCCTTGATGGCATCCCTGACGATCCTGCGGATTTGAGGCATCAGGTCCATTTCCCGCTTAGAGCGGATTACTTCAGTTTTAGGCATATTTTATCTCCAACAGCCTAGATTAAGGTTTTGCTGTTGTTAGTCCGTGTGATTGTGTCAGGAAAAGAAAAACTCACTGTTCTTCACGTCTTCCAATACCAGACAGCCACGCTCAGGTTTAGCAGGTATGTCCATATCAGCCGGTAGGGTGGAGGTAAACTCCTGCAACACGTCCTTTTGGTACATGTCTACGAAAGCGGGCTTCACGCACTGGTGGAGAAAGACAGACATCTCGCTGGCGTGTACACCAAACGAGTCATGGACCATCGCAAACTCAGTGATACCTTTGTCCAGCGCTTGTATGATTGATGCTCGCAACAGATTTGCATCCATCGAATGAACAAAGTTAGGAGCTACTGCTAAGGCCATGTCTGATGGAGATAACGTCTTAACGTCTTTGTAATACGTCAGAGACACGCGACCATCCAAATAAGTATCGACACGAGCTTCCTTGTGGTCAGGTCTGAAGTGAACAACCTCGAACCCGTCAGGAGTTGTCCAGTACATGCGCTTGTCGTAGGCATTCCCAGAGACCGCTTGTTTGTTGACATGCTTGGAATACTCTCTAGCTAAGCCAGACAGCCATTCCATAGCTTCTCGTCCTTTTAGAACTACGTCTTGGATTGCTTGCCAAATAGCCTGCGCAAGTTTGACTGCGTGAGCATTGTCAGCTTCGTCAGACCACAGTTTGACGTTACCATCCTTCAGCTTCTCGTTAATCGCTTCGCGAGTGTAGTTCATGCACGATGCAAACGTCCCTGCGTAAGGAACGACCATGACCTGACGCTTGGTAATCTTACGATCAATACCAAACTTAATCAGGCTGCGTGCCTCGTCAGTATCATCAACCATCAAAAGCTCGATGGCTCGATCAGCGACATCTTGGTAAATGTCCTGCCGATCTATACCGGGAACTAAGTTAACACTACGCCCGCCCACTTCATCACGAAGCATTGCAGAGTAGTGTTGAAGACCGGAGCAGGTAGCGTCAACTGGTACTACCATGTGTGACTTGTACCCATACCCGTGTTCCCAGAATGCAAACCACTCAAAGCAGAAGCGAAGAAATTGGAAGGGTTCTGCCGCTTCCATCCAACGCAGGTCGTGCTTAGGGTCACGAGCAATTGAGAAGATGAGTTCGTCGTTATCCTGCACCCAGTTCACACGCTCTTGTAAACTGATCTTATCCTTACCGTAAGCATTAGCTCCTGCTATAGCTAGCCAGCAAGCATGATCCTCATTATCGATAGACATACCGTTAGCAAATTCTAACATAGCTTTGCAGTAGTCTGGGCCTTGAGGCTGGAGAAAGACAGGCACAGGGTAAGCACGTCCACGTGAGTCTAGGTTGTGTGGAAAGTAGATAACATCATAACCTTTAAACATCTGCGCTACCGTAATCGTCGCAAAAACAAGTAGACGTTTGGAGATGTTCTCTCTGTTCTCAGAGTGTATCAGGAAGCATACTTTGTTGTGAGCTTTTGTTATCGCATCGTCCACCTTGTAGCCTACAGGAGCAGCAGGAAGAGGCTTATCATTGCTAGGTGGAAGACCAGCAAGATTACCGCCTTGTTCATACATCGCCCACTTGAGAACGTCCAGCATACGTTGGTTAACTCGCCAAGGTGTCTCTTGTAATGCGTTAATAGCAGGCAGGATGTTAGACCAGTCCCTGCTTTGCATACGATCCACATCCTTTGCAGACGATCCTTTAACAAGTGGGTACGTCTTCACATTGTCAGACAGGTATCCTCCCCTGAACATATTGTCAGGAGTCCAAGGCAAAGGCTTTACAGTCATTGGTTTGTAAAGCATCAGGTCAAGCTCCCTAGCTTGAGCCATCTTCTGCACATGCTCAAGCAGAGCAGGAGAAGGATCGACCCACTTGCTTGTGCGGGGAGCGTCAACGAGACGTGTACAGTCCCTGAACCAGACCAGCAGGGTGTAGCCTACAACCAGCTTCTCCCGGTCTGACCACTTCGACCACTCTAGCTGCTCAGCGTAGAAGTAGTTCTTAATGGTCCGCTTACGCCATTCTCTAGGGTATGTACGCTTGTCAAACGTAGCAAACAGCTTCTTCAACAGGTTCCTACGGTTGTCCGCAGAAGCAAAGAACTTGATCCTCATCTCATCGTGGATCAGGTCTCCAGCTTTCTTACACAAAGTTACCCGCTTGAGCCTCCTACGGTGGACCAAAGGCATTTGGTTAAACAAGGCTTTGGTGAACAGGTAGCAGATGGTAGGAGCATCCAACCCTGACTCAACCATAAGCTTAAGCCCCCGGACGTTAGACGAAGCAAACTCAGTAGAGTAATTGTTAAACTTTGTTTGCAAAAAGTTAACAAACTTTTGAGTAGCTTGGACAGTATACATACGCCCAAGCTTACTCTCAGACCACGCTGTACGTTTTATGGTCTTCTGGTTATCATTCTTTAACCTAGCTCGCGCTTCGTGAGCCATGTCTTGTTCGATCTGTAGCTGTTGATCCAACATGTGTGTGCCTTCGCTAGCTTAAGTTGGCTTAAGTTGACATCCGTATACATAGGAGTAGCAGCAGGATATTAAAACTCCCGCTCCTACTCAAATGTTAACATTAGTTCACTTAAGTTAACATGTGTATACATAGGAGTTTACTGGGTAGGTTTTGATCTATTGTTAGTCCGTGTGATTGTGTAGACACACCCCAATACCCCCTCCATTTCGCTCATTTCGTCAGAAAATCGAAGCATATGACGATACCTATACCTATGAGCATTTTCAAGGCTAATATTCCTACCAATTCCACACGAGTCTCCCCTCTACCACGGAACATGCCAGTGCTCGCCGTAGGATTCGGCAAGCTTGGCGGTAAAAATACGCTGACGCAACTGTTCAGCTTC